TTAGTCATCAAATAGTGACATAACATCATGCTTTTTGTTATTGTAAAAATGAGTGTAAGTATCAACTGTTTCAGTTATACTTGAATGGCGCAACAAATCTCGCAACACATAAATATCGCACCCTTTATCAGCAAGGTAACTTGCATAAGAATGTCTTAACCCGTGTGATGTTATTTTAGGAAAAATGGTTTTAACGGTTCTCGAAAAATGTGCGTAATCAGGTGGGGCGTAACCACCGAAAACAAACATTGAATCGTTAAAGCCATAATATTTATTTGATGCAATTTCATACATATCAGATAACATTTCAACGAGAATTTTTGGTATTGGCAATATAGCTATTGATGAGCTAGTTTTAGGATAATCGGCCATTTTCCTTTGAGTGATATCCCAAGTTTTAGATATACTTATTTCTTTTCTTTCTAGATTCACATCTTCCCAAAGCATCCCCATTGCTTCGCCCACTCTAGTGCCTGTATAAAACATAAAAGTTAACATTTCTCGATATGTGTCGTTTTTCAGATTAACTATTTTATTGTGAAATTCTTCTTTAGTTACAAAGTTGAATTTAGTTTTCTTTTTAGGTATTGTAGGTATACCAGTACAAGGATTTGGCGACAAACCGTAGTAAAGAGAAGCATATGAAAAAACAGCTTTAAAAGTGAACCAGATCGTACGAGCTGTATTTATTGAATTACAATTATCTATAAGATGAGTTCTAAACTCTAAACACTGAGGCCGTGTTATTTCTGAAATTTTACGGTTTCCAAACTTTTCTTTTATATGATTCGTGTAATCATATTTTTTTCTGCGTATAGTCCTTTCTCTTAAATCGGTATTTTTTAATTGTTCATAAAACACAACTTCGTAAATTTGTTTATCTGAATAACCGTTTTTAGTTTTTTGAATAAAATCTGCTTCTGCAACTTTAGCTTGACGTTTTGTTTTAAATCCACGCTTCATTTTGCGTTTATTATTTCCAAACACATCTTTATACCTTACTGAAAAATACCATTTACCTGTTTTGTCATCTTTGTACACCGGCATTTCGTCATTCCTCCTCAAAAAAAGTAAAAAAAAATAATAAGGGTACAGGAGTACCCTGTTAATAGCTTGTTGCTATTAAGAATAAACTTATTAATCAATTCATGTTATAATTAACGGGAAAGTAGGTGAAAGTGTGAATTATATTAAATTTGTGATAACTCATTTTTTGATTATTCTAGTGGTTTTGAATTTAGCAATTAGAATTTCTATACTATTTAATTTAAATTATACTGTTAGTTTCATGGTGCTATATATAATTTTTTTAATAGTTGTTAGAGTTGAAATTATTAATTATTATCAGAATCATTTTGGGATACGCTTTCATCTTCGTTTTTAATTTCACTTTCAAATTTTTCAGGAATTTCTAAAATATTTTTATCAGATGCATTAATTTTTTGATAAAATGTGCGCATTGATTCTTCCATCTGTATTCTGTCGTATTGATATTTTAATATATCGGTCTTTAGTTTCTCTCTTTCAACATCATTTCTTAATTCTTTAATATCGTTTGGAACCTTTTCTTGAAATTCTATTCCACCTATGGATTTTATCTTTTTACCCTTAAAAAGTTGGTAAAAAAGTATCACATTAGCTACCCAACTACTAACATTAAATACTCCCTCGTTTTTGGAATAAATCTCTTTAATAAAATCAAATGGTATGTGTGATATGAATTCGATTAAACCAGGGCTTTGTACATCTATCTTTTGAGATTTAAATTCAAATGAAGTAATTTCGGTATACATCTTTATTAAATTATTAAATTCAAACCAAAGTTGAGGTGAGATATCTTCTTTTCTTTTTATGTCTATGTTTATGTGTAAATGATTATTCTGTATATAAACTGGGTTTATTAAATAATTAATTGCTTCTTTATATTCTGATAAATTTATTATTGTTTGATGCATTTGGAGCTTATTTAATATTTTAGGATCAATACGATAGCGTGAGCATTTTTTTAACCATTTTACTTTTCTATTAAGTTTATTTTTTGAATATTTATAATCCTTCTTCTTACTATCTATTTTAATGTTTTGAATTTCTTTATCGGTATATTCAATCGCATTACTAACAATGATTCCTATAGAAAATTCGAAAGATCTATAATTTGGAATCAATATGTAATCACCTATATTAATTTCGTGAATAAACTCAAATAAGCGCTTACTTAAATCAGTGATATTTCTTTTAGTTAAATTATTTTTTTCTAATATTTTATCTCTTTCATCTTCAGATAAGTTGGAAAGGTTTTCTTTCAATTCTTTCTGCTTATTATCATTTTTTGATGTAATTATTTTTTTGTAGTCGTCTAATTTATTAAATCCTTTTAAAGTATTTAAATCTACAATGTTGTTAGTTATAGATACATGGTTATTATATTTAAAATCTTTGTACCAACTTCCACCATTTGTACGAATTAGCCAATAATTTGTATTGTCAGGAATCATATCGATTTTTAAATAATTTTCTTCCATCCCTCAACCTCCAATTTAAAAGGGTAGGCGTGCTAGCCCTTTTAAAATCATTTGTTCGCTATAACTTTTAACAATTCAATGATTTCTTCGTTCTGTTTTATAATTTTGTCATTTTGAGCTATTTGTATAAAATTTTGTTTTTGATGGGTCATATAATAATTATATGTAGCTTGTTTTTCCATATTAAATGTCAGTTGACCAAAAGCATGGTAAAATTTATCAAAGTTTGCTAATATCTGCTGCTTTTGAAAGACTTCTATTGTAGTGTTTGAAGGATTGTAAATACCTTGAGTAGCAAAGAATTTAGTTATTTTCTCTTTTTGAGATTCTTTGCTCTCTTTAATTTTAAGTTGCTTGGTTTTTACTTGTTCTTCTTTAAGTCTTTTTTCTTCTTTTAAAAGATCAATTGGATTGTCGTTTAGCCATTCCCAAACAACATTATCTTTTTGTTCACGTGTTAAAGATTTGTACACCTGCTTTTCTTCTGTTGTTAATGTTCCTTTATACTTATTTTCATTCCAATTTATTTTAGTTTGTTCTTTAAAATTTCTAGTCATTATGTATCACTCCTTGTTTTTATATAAAGCGCCTTGAGGGCGCTAAATACTACAATATAACTTTTCCTGCTACTTTAATATCGTGACTACTATCAAAATGTAAATCAGGATATTTTGAATTCAAAGATACCAAACGTATACCTTCTTCATTGATAAACACCTTTTTTAAATAAGCCTCACCATCAATGACAAATATACCAATTTGACCACTGTTGATTTGCTTTGTTTTATCGATAAAGATAATCTCTTTATCTTCAAACATAGGTTCCATTGAGTCACCATTCACTTGCAATGCAAAATCGTGGTTAGGTATGTGTCCGTTGTACTGCGTCGTAAATTCTACACCGTCTATTAACGTTTCTCCAGTACCTGCCGAAGCATAGCCGTATACAGCGACCTCTTCGGATATTACATTGTGTGAATTTATATGTAAGACTTTGTTGTTTTGTTCATTTAATTGTTCATTAGCAAAGTCTAGTACACGTTTTTGACGAGGAGGTGTGAGTTTGTCGTATATTGAAGTGATTGAGTTTTCATCTTTATATGTAGTACTTGCTTCACTATACAAATCATTAATCTTTACGTTGAAGTACTCAGCTAAAACTTTGGCTGTTGATAATCGAGGTTCTTCCTTTTCATTTTCCCATTTTGAAATCTTACCTTTCGTCAGTTTCATTAGGTCAGGATATTTATTATTAAGGTCAGTTGCTAATTGTTCCATAGTCATATTTTTATTTTTTCTTAAATTCTTTAAACCTTCACCAATGCCCATATGAAGACCTCCTTATATAAGATAAGTTCATTATAAGAGTTTCGAAAACGAAACGCAAGAAAAAAATTCTATAAAAGTTGTTGACATCGAAACTTTTATAATGTATTCTTAAATCAAGTTGTTACAAACGAAACAAAAAGGAGGGGGTTAAATGGCAACGAGCGCGGCAGATAAACCATACTTAAAAATAAAAAGCTTGATTGCACTTAAAGGCACTAACCAGAAAGAAGTTGCTAAGGCGATTGGAATGAGTAGAAGTTTATTGAGTATAAAGATAAATCGAATTAATGGTAGAGATTTTACAACTTCAGAAGCTAAAAAATTAGCAGACCATTTAAATGTTAAAGTTGATGATTTTTTTTAAATTTTAAGTTTCGAAAATGACAACTATAAAAATAAGGAGGATACCATGGAACAAACTGCTAACTATAGAATTTACGTAGAAGAAAATGAATGCAATGGATACGTAATATATGCAAACAGTATGAGCGAAGTTTACGAATTAATAAAAAAAGTAGATAGATTTACAGAAATTAAAATAAGCCCCTCAGAAAAGAAGGGCGTGAAATAAAAACTAGAGATAATCTTTCAAATGCTTAGAATCGCATATGACATTGCTCCATGCAGCTTCACCAGTCAACTTAGCTACAAACAGGCTGTCATCATTATCAACAAATAGTTTCAGTTCGTCTCTAATTTCTTTCGCACTGAATACTGAGTTAACAAACCAAACAGATTTATTGATTCTTTCAGCATTAGGATAATCCTTTATTCTACTTATCAATTTAGGGTAATCCTTATGGTCATTCAAGTCATACGAAATGATATAGCTATTCATTGTTATTCACCTCCTTAGGTTGATAACAACATTATACACGAAAAGAGGACAACGAAATGCAGGAACAAAACAAAAAAGTCATCTATTACTACTATGACGAAGAAGGTAATAGACGACTTTGGAGCGTAAACAACTTAAACGAATCTGTTGTAAGTGGATACAAAGCTAGAATTGAATTTTTCAAAAAGAAAAATCCTGATGTAGATAATCTATTCATTCAAATAGATGGTGTTGAATTTAAATTACTGTAAGGAGGATTAACATGTTTTCTTTAATCGTAAGCATTTTAGCAATAATTCTATCAATTATCACAATAGCAATTAATTCAAATGATAAGTAATCAAGGAGGGACAATTATGGAAAAGAAAAAGATAGATTTGAGGTCTCTAACTAAAGATGAATTTGAAGGTATTCGTATTCCAGTATTATTTTTAAAAATTCAACTTTTTTTCGTTGAAAACGATATAAGCGAAGAGGACTGCAAGGTACTAGCTCGCATGCTCAACGCTTATTACGAAGATTAAATTCTTAAATCATTTCTGATTTTAAGACCGTTAGATTTTTGTCCAGATTTTTTCTTCTTTTGTTCATCGACAATAGTTTGATTGTATTCAACTGCTCGCTCAAAAGCTTTTATATACAAATCAAAATAGTGTTCAACAGAAGAATCTGCGTTTTCTGCTTTTGAAACATTTGGGTTAGAAACAAAAGCGGATGCAAACTTATCTGGATCAATAAACTGTTTCATTATGTAACACCCCCAATCTAACGCTATTGCGTTAGGTACATTATACACAACATTTTAAAAGGAAGGAGCATATTAAAAATGCAAAATTTACAAACATTCAACTTTGAAGATTTACCAGTAAGAACTTTAACGGTAGATGACGAACCGTATTTTGTAGGAAATGATGTAGCGCAGATTTTAGGATATGAAGATTATCGAGGAGCAATCAATAAAAAGGTTGATTCTGAAGATAAGCTACGTAGCCAAATTGACCACGCAGGTCAAAAGAGAAGTGTAACACTGATAAACGAATCAGGATTATACAGTTTAATATTCTCATCGAAATTAGATTCGGCTAAACGATTTAAACGTTGGGTAACTTCGGAGGTTTTGCCGACAATCAGAAAAACAGGAACTTATCAAGTACCAAGTGACCCAATGCAGGCATTGGAATTAATGTTTGAAGCTACCAAGCAAACTAAAGAAGAAATTGAAAGCGTAAAAGCGGATGTTATTGATTTAAAGGATAATCAAAAGCTTGATGCAGGCGAATATGGTTTGGTTACTAAAACTATACATCAACGTGTTGCTTACATTAGACAAATTCACGGATTACCCAATACAAAAGAGGTTAACAAGCCACTTTACAAAAATATTAACAACGATGTTAATACAATGACCGGAATTAAAACGAGAACGCAGTTAAGACAGAAACATTTTAACGATGTAATGGAAATCATTACAAATTGGTTTCCATCACAATCAACAATGTACGTAATTAGACAACTTGAAATGGACTTTGAGGAGGGGGGCAAATGAAAAAGCAATTTTTGGCCATAAAGGAATTACAGGTTCTAACTGGTGTGTCGAAAAGTAAGGCTACATCTATCACTAGAGCTTTAAATGAAGAAATGGAAGAAGAGGGATTTGTTGCTATTAGAGGTAAAATTCCAATTCAATTAGCACGCGAAAAATTTCCGTATAACGATTTGTCAGATGAAGCTGTTAAAGAATTGGAGGAACAGGCATGCAATATTTGATCGCATGGTTCAACACCGTCGCAGTCGCAATCATATTAACAACCGTCTTAGCATTCAGCGGCGTGTACTTCACCACTATTCTGTTTGTCGTAATACTAGCAGAAGTGTTGACGTACAACGGCACAAAAGCGATTTACGAAGCATTAAAAAAGACTGAGTGCTAGCTGCAACTAGCAAACAGTCGAGGATAGTAATTTCGCATAAATATCTATCCTCAATATACAACGAAACAGGAGGATTATCAAATGTATTTTCCAAACGGAGAAGAATTTTCAGGAATTATCGAAGTAGAAGGCTTCAAATTCCGTAAACATGTCACAAAAGAAGAAAACCACGTTTTGATTGAAATAACAGATATGACATACAGATTAGTTGTAGATACAAAGGTTTATAGCTTGTCAGACACAAATTTAGCACAAGAGGTTATTAACGCAGCTATTTACGATTTTATCGAGTACCAAACAGATGACTTAGACAAAATCATGGCACAACTCATTAAAAATTAGGAGGAATAAACATGGAAAAAGAAAAGATGTTAAGTATTGCAAATAAATTGAATCTTTATCTTGCACTTTCAGAAGTGCACGGCTTCGTTCAATTTTGGCAATCGAGTGCTGGTAGTTTTTCTGTCCATTTCACTCATTTCGATGAAAGATACTCTTACGACAATAAAACGCTTTTTATTTATGACTGGCAAAGTGATGAAAAAATCGAAAGTCTAGTTAACAAAGCTAAAAATGTTATTGCAGGGGGTGCGTTACTAGATGAGTAGTTTATTTAACCTTACAGACGCGTATCAACAAGTTTATGACCTCATAGCTGAACAAGGTGATGAGACTGTGCTAATCGAGACACTACAAAGCATCAATGACGCTTTAGAGGAGAAAGCGGACGGATATGTAGCTGTAATCAAAACACTAGAAGCTGACAACGTCGCTATTGATGAAGAAATCAAACGCCTACGTCAACGTAAGACATCAAACCAAAACGGAATCAGCAGGCTTAAAGAATCATTGCAGTTCGCAATGGAATCAACAGGTAAAGAGAAATTCAAAACAGCATTGAATAGTTACAGTATCGCAAACAATCCGCCGAGCTTAGACGTTACCGAAGAATCATTGATACCGAAAGAATACTGGGTATCGCAAGCACCGAAATTAAACAAAAAAGACTTGCTCAAAGACATCAAGAATGGTGCTGACATCAAAGGCGTCGAAGTAAAACAGACTAGAAGTTTGAGGGTGAGATAGATGAGTGAGCTCAATTTATACCAAAAAATAGCTGATGTTAAAGCAAATATTGATGGTTTTACCAAAGATACAAAAGGATACAACTACACTTACGTTAGCGGTTCACAAGTGTTGCATCGTATTCGTTCGAAAATGATTGAACATAATCTATTGCTTGTACCAAAAACATTAGAAGAGACATATTCAGTCGAGGACGTAACAAGATACAGTCCTAAGTACAAAAAACAAGTAACCACAACCGAATATACAGTAAAAGTTAAATTGATTTATACATGGATCAATGCGGATAAACCGGAAGAACAATTAGAGCTCCCGTTTTTCGCAATCGGTCAACAAGATGACCCTGCCAAAGCGCTAGGGACTGCATTAACTTATTCTGAACGTTATTTCTTAATGAAATTCTTCAATATCCCTACGGACGAAGACGATGCAGATGCTAAACAAAAGAAGGAGCAATATACAAAGCCTGATGCAAAAGCGATTGGGACATTGAAAGAAGAGATGCTCAAATTTAGCGAATTGATGCAATCATTAGGCAAGCAAGTAACAATTGATGACGTTCAAAATCAATTAGGTATTAGCGATATTCAAGCGTTAACTAATGCACAAATTAGTGCACTCATCAAAAAGTTAGACAATTGGACTAAACAAGCAAAGGAGAATGAATAATGATCAACAGAGTCGTATTGGTAGGTCGATTAACAAAAGACCCGGAATTCAGAACGACGCAATCAGGCGTGGAGGTAGCAACATTTACATTGGCAGTTAACCGCAATTACAAAAATAAAAACGGAGAACAACAAGCAGACTTTATAAACTGTATTGTTTTTCGTAAGCAAGCAGAAAATGTGAACAACTATCTAAATAAAGGATATCTAGCTGGCGTTGATGGTCGCTTACAATCACGCAGTTACGAAAACCAAGAAGGCCGACGTATATTCGTTACAGAAGTGATTTGTGATAGCGTGCAATTTTTAGAGTCTAAAAATAACAATCAATCTAACAACCAACCACAACAACAAAGAGGTCAAGCGCCTGCACAAGATAATCCATTCACTAACGCAAATAATCCGATTGACATCGACGATGAAGATTTACCCTTTTGACAAACCTACTGAAAAACAAATTGAATATGCTCAATATTTGCAGTCGTATATTCAAGATGACACAAGTATAGCGCATATGAGCAAAGATGAATTGAGCTCATATATAAAATTCATCAAACCACAAGCAGAAGAAGTAATAGACGAATTGCGTGGTCATGTAGATGACATCTGGTAGGTGATTAGATGCCTTTAATTACAAGCTACATCACTCAAGGTGACGGCACAACAACTGTCGTCATCTCGGGTGTCGAATTAGGTGATAAGGAAACGTTGCTGCTAGATAACGGGTTTGATGTGGAAGTTGATGTAAACGTCGTAGATCCGTTCCAAATTACAGACAAACAACGGCGTAAGATATTTGCCTTATGCAACGATATTGAACAACATACAGGTCAACCACGTGATTACATGCGTTATATGTTTATGGACTATGTGTCGTTTGTCGAGGGTTACGACAGGCTATCACTCAGCAATTGCAGCAGGACACAAGCTAAACAAGTTATTGAAGTCATACTCGATTGGGTCTTTTATAACGACATACCGCTGAACCACAAGACAAGTGGCTTGTTAAAAAATGATAAGTCATTCTTGTACTGGGCTACTGTTAACCGCAACTGTGTAATTTGTGGTAAACCTAACGCTGATTTAGCTCATTACGAAGCGGTCGGTCGAGGGTTCAACCGTAATAAAATGAATCACTATGATAAACACGTTTTAGCCTTATGCAGAGAACATCACAACGAACAACATAATATAGGCGTAAAGTCGTTTGATAAAAAATATCATCTTGAGGGCAGTTGGATAAAAGTTGATGAGAGATTGAACAAAATGTTGAAAGGAGAAAAAGTATGAGTGATCAACCGAGTTATTATTCAATCATTACAGCAAACGTTAGATATGATAACCGCCTAACAGATAGTGAAAAATTGTTATTTGCTGAAATCACATCGTTAAGTAATAAGTACGGTTACTGCACAGCAAGTAATGGTTATTTTGCTGAGTTATACGACGTGGTGAAAGAAACTGTCTCACGTAGAATTTCGAATCTTAGCAAGTATGGTTATTTAAATATAGAAATTATCAAAGAAGGTAATGAAGTTAAACAAAGAAAGATGTACCCCTTGACGCAATCGTCAATACCTATTGACGCGAAAATCAATACCCCTATTGATAATTCTGTCAATACCCCTATTGACGCAAATGTCAAAGAGAATAATACAAGTATTAATATTACAAGATTAAATATTACAAGTAGTAATAGTAATAGCGCAACTGACGTTACGCTAGCGCATTTTGAAGAGTGGTGGACGCTTTATGATAAGAAGTTGGATAGAAAAAAAGCGTTTAGCTTATTTAAAAGTGCGCTTAAAAAGCATGGGTTCGAGACTATCATGAATGGCACTAGAGAATACCTAAAAACCATCACTAATAAGCAATATCAAAAATACCCTAAAACATTTTTAAGTCAAGAAAGTTATTTGAATGACTTTACGATAGAAAAACAAGAAAGTGGTATGGATCAACTCGAAAGAATGAAGTATGACGAAAGCTATTGGGATTGAGGTGATTAGATGCGAAGAATGCTTAGCAATATATCTAGTAAGAGCTTAGGGAAATATCAACCTGTCGAATCTGAATATGACTTAACGTGTGAAAAATGCGGTCGTAAATATGATTGGTTTAAATTTGCTAATGGTTACGAGTATAAAGACGGTTGCGAATGTGAAATACAGAAACAAGCATATGAAGAACGCAAACGAAATGAACAAAGAAAATTGAATTATATTTTTAATCAATCTAACGTCAATCCGTCTCTATCTACAGCTACTGTGAATAATTACAAACCACAAAATGAGAATCAAGTGCAAGCCAAACAGACAGCGATAGAATACGTTAAAACATTCTCGACAGATAAACCTAAGTCATTAATATTACAGGGGTCATATGGTACTGGAAAAAGCCATCTAGCATATGCAATAGCTAAGGCGGTTAAGAAACAAGGATATACAGCTGCGTTTATGCACATTCCAATGTTGATGGATCGCATCAAAGCGACCTACAACAAAAATGCAACTGAAACGACGGACGAGCTTGTAAGTCTTTTAAGTAGCATTGATTTGCTCGTATTGGACGATATGGGCGTAGAGAACACAGAACATACGCTTAATAAGCTATTTAGCATTGTGGATAATCGTGTTGGTAAAAACAACATATTTACCACAAACTTTAGCAATAAAGAATTGAATCAAAATATGAACTGGCAGCGTATCAATTCACGAATGAAACATAATGCTAGAACAGTTAAAGTAATCGGCGATGATTACAGGGAGCGTGACGCATGGTAATCACATCAATTACAAAAGAGTTTTTGAAAGAAAATCTTGAGTGTTCAGATGTGTATGCTCAGAAAATGCTTGAGTGGGCACAGGACAACGATAAAAAGTTGTATGACCTATTTATTCAAAAGAGAGTTGAACGCAACACACGGCAAGATATGACGATATTAGAGGTGGATTAAGTGACGGAAACAAGAATAGAAATCTTTTATCTGGAGAACGACAAAAATCTTGGTAATCCTAAAGGGTCATCACGTCCTAGGTTTAGCGGAGGCGGGCATACTTACATGCCTGCACCGTATGTAAAGCATAAAAAGTTTGTAGCTGATCAGTTGCCTACTTTGATGATAGACAAGCCGATACGACTCACAGTTGAGTTTTATTTTAAGCCTAGTAAGTCGTGGTCGAAAAGGAAAAAGGAATCACATATTGGACAGCCACACATCATTAAACCTGACATTGACAACTTATTAAAAACAATACTTGATGCAGGCAATGACAAGTTGTGGACTGACGATGTATTGATATCAGAAATCAGAACATTCAAAAAACGGAGTGAAACAGCACGGACGGTGCTGATTATCGAGGAGCTGAATAACGATGAACAAGATGTATAACTTGTACAACAGTAACAAAGAGTCAGTGGTAGTCGTGAGCAGAAACATCGATGGGCAATATAACATCAAAGGATTAGACAACACACAACTAGCGCACATCAATCGTACTGTTGACGATATAGAGGAATTCAAAAGTACATTCAATCTTTTGAGTTTTGAAGAATTAGGTCAATTGGATCTAGCTGAATTACTGGATTTTTAGAGGTGGAATAATGGCACAAAAATTAAAGATTTTTACAAAAGAGCAAGAAGAAAAAATGAAGCAAAACGGCATACCTAGAGCGATAGCAAGAAGTCGTGTGAGAAGAATGGGGTGGAGTCCTGAAGAAGCTGTCACTACACCTATCCGAGAAAAGCTTGTGAGTTATACGGATTTCCCAAAACCACCTACTCCTCCGAAAGTGGCTTATATGCGCTTTATGGATAGTCGTAAAGACAAGTCGCATTTAGTTAAGTACCCGCAGTCAGTAGAACCTAGCGATTTCTATAAATATTTGAAAAGACAGGTGTTGTGGTCATGACGTGGAAAGATATCGATTTTATCGGACTAACAAAATCACAAAAAGCAAAAATGATACACAAAGGTATTACGCCTAGCATCGCGCTGAGTAGATATAAAAACTACTGGAGTATTGACGAAATTGCTAATACAAAACCTTACATGAAAAGGAGACGCAAATAATGGAAATTAAAGATTTGAAAATTGGTGATAAAGTGAGTGTCGAAGTTGGTTCACAACAATTCAAAGATACAGATGATGAGAAGTGGGTTTACGAAACTATTTTCGGAACAGCTGAAGTGACAAAAGTAAATGAAACGTATGAATATGCGAATGTTATTTTTGGAAATGGAACTTATGGTGAAATCAACGCAGATGTGGAGTGGTATCCGATTCCGAGTAATACAAAAATTGCAACACATGAAACATCAGAGATAAATAAACCTCATCACTATATGTTTGAAGATGGTACTGAGGCTATCAAGATTATCAATATGATTGTGAAAAGGTATAAGCAGTCAATTGTCGCAGCACAAATCTATAACGCAATCAAATACATCGTTAGAGCGCCTTTTAAAAATGGGGTTAAAGATTTGAAGAAAGCAAAAGAAAGTATAAATTTTGCCATTAAATTTTGGGATGACAAAGAAATGGAGTATGAAAATGACAGATAAGTCACAAGCAAAATCTTACCTAAAACAACACTTTGGTACAAAGCGTTATTTATATCAAGACGGGCGTAAAGTAGCGCACATGCACATTGTAAATGGATTGTATTTGCTGCATGGCCATTTCAAAACTAAATTCACAAGATTGAAATTAGAGTTTGATAATAAGTAAGAATTTTATGACTATCTTAAAAAACACGAATTGCATTTTGAAGAATCTAAACAGTTAAGTTTTTTTGAGGTGTGATAAATGATTTTATCTAACAGTGTAAGACAACGCTATCGCACTGATACAGTAGGCAAAACGCCGACAGAATTACAAAAGGAATTACGCAAACGTGGTGTACGTGGGTTTGTGGTTAACGTCAGTCATAACCGTGTAACGATGTTAGTCGATAGACGTGATGTTAAAACGAATAAGGAGTGTATGAGATGTCTAACGAGTACAGAGACGCGCAAATAGTAAAGCATGCACTGCAATATTATATAAACCGTCCGAATGCTAGTGAACTAGATTTGAAACGTGAGCAAAAAGTTTTGGATAAGGTAACTAATCAAGTAAAGGATATGCAAGAAAATTGGGATATAAAAAACAAGGAGGAACGAAAATGATTAAAATCTATAAAAATGAGAATGACGAATTGGAATGTCACGTAAATTATGCAGGATATGACTTTAAATTTCAATGTATTAAAGACAATTATGGTGCTATTTTCGAGGGAAGTAATTCAACAGAGTATCGAGAATTTGAAAGTTATATCGACGTCGATAATGAAGTGTTAAGAAATTTACAAGATGTTATGTACAACATTGCTTCGGTATACAACTGGAGAGAAAGCTTTGGGGAGGAACGATGATGAAAATTAAAGTTAAGAAGGAAATGAACCTACATCAGTTAATTCAATGGGCTCGAGAGAATAATGTGAAAGGTGAAACTTTCACATCAAATTATGGAAGGAATGTGAAGTTTTATAGCGACGCCTCGTTCAACACCATGGAACCCATCTATCATTGGGACACTTTCACCGTCAAAGCGGAAGAAGAAATCACGGAGAGAACGGTTATTCCTTTGTTATTAGAAGTGTATGAGTTTGAAGGAGAATTAGTTTTTTTACCTCAAAAGAGAAGTACTATAAAAAGCCTACTAGGACAATCTGACCTTGAAGAAAATATTACTACTAAAACATTATATATTATAAACGATGATGGGACGCTAACGTTAATCTGGCGTGACGGGGAGCTGATTAAGTAATGGAACACGGTTCAAAAGAATACTATAAAGAGCAAAGCAAATATTGGCATAACGAACTAATTAAGTGCTCAAAACAACGCGATGAACTAAAGCGAAAGTTAGATGATGTGGTTGACCTGTTCAATGCTCACTTACATCACAAAAAAGCGTGGTCGGACAATCCTTACTACGATAAGTTGCAGAATGAGTTAAAGAGGATTTTGGAGGAGGTATGAATGAGAGATTTATTTTTAAATAAAGTAACGAATATTGATTGTGTTGAAGGAATGGAACGATTACCGGACAATTCAATTGATTTAACTGTAACAAGCCCACCGTACGACAATTTAAGAGATTATGACGGTTATAACTTTGATTATAAAAAAACTATTGAACAGCTATACCGTGTGACTAAGTTGGGAGGGATGATTGTTTGGGTAGTTGGCGACGCTACTATCAAAGGCAGCGAAACCGGTTCGTCCTTTAAACAAGCGTTAGAATTTTTAAATGCAGGTTTTAAACTACATGACACAATGATTTATAAAAAGAACACCTCATCATTTCCAGCTAGAAGAGACGGCAAAAGGTATACACAAATCTTTGAATACATGTTTGTATTTTCGAAAGGTAAACCCAAAAAAGCGAGTTTAATATGTGATAAGCCTAATAAATGGGCAGGATATACAAATTGGGGGCGTAATACCCAAAGAGGAAAAGACGGCGTGTTAAAGCAAACTAAAAACATTAAGCCAGTGCCTACACATTCCCCGAGAAATAATATATGGGAGTATTCAATTGGTGGAGGAGTTGGACAAAAAGACAAATTAGCATATAAACATCCAGCCACTTTTCCACTTCAATTAGCAAGCGACCATATTTTGAGTTGGTCTGATGAAAAAGATGTGGTTTTAGATACTTTTATTGGTAGTGGAACAACAGCAATAGCAGCTATACAAACCAATAGAAACTTTATAGGTTTTGATATTAGTGAACAGTATTGTGAGTTAAGCAGAATGAGGATAGAAACAACGTTAAACGAAAATTTTAGATTGGTGTAAGGAGGACGAGTGAAATGGAGATAAGCCTAGCTGAAACTAGAGAACTTTTAACGATAGCAAAGAGAGTTACACCAGTATTAACGCGAGAAGAGTTTGAAATGGTTGGCTTAATTTATTTAGGCGCGCTTGAAAGATTAGAAAATAATATGGAGGACACAAACAATGACTAATACATTACAAATCAAATTATTATCAGATAACGCAACAATGCCAAAACGTGAGCACGATACTGATGCAGGCTTTGACATATACGCTGCCGAAACAGTGGTGTTGGAACCACAAGAGAAAGCGTTAATTGCGACAGATATTGCAGTGAATATTCCTAAAGGTTATGTTGGGTTATTGACTAGCCGTAGTGGTGTGAGTAGTAAAACGCATTTAGTGATTGAGACAGGAAAGATTGACGCAGGGTTTCAAGGCAATATGAAGATTAATATTAAGAACGATGATTTACCGAGAATACCTAATTTACGTCAGGCTAAGTATAAGGATTTAGAGAATAACTATGTTGAAACAAACGGAAAAGAAACATATAGACTTGGTACCTACAAAATTAAAAAAGGCGACAAGTTAGCACAATTGGTTATTGTGCCTATATGGACGCCAACATTACAAGAAGTTGACGAATTTAGCGAGGTGACAGAACGTGGAAAAAAAGGGTTCGGGTCAAGCGGATTCTAAAGATATATTAACCAAAATAAAAGAGGTGCTAAAGAAATGAATGACGTGGTTGTTTTACTGATAGCAGGGATAGGATTGGTTGTATTAAGCTATTTTGCCGATAAATATATTTTCGGCAATTATGAACGCAGCATTGTATACAAATTAATGATTTTTATCATTTTAATATTGCTCGCAAGTTTTTTTGCTGCAAAAGATATGTTAGCAGTTTTAATAGTAATGCTATTTTTAATACTAATTGAAAAATTAGAAATAATAGTGAGGGCTTTAAAAGAATGACACAATACCTAATTACAACATTCACAGATAGCACAGGTCAAACATTCACAGAAGCAACTAAAGCGCGTGAGAATCAAACGTTTACTGTTGTGTTAGCAGAAAGTAAAGAGGAAGCGATTAAGAAGTATGAGAGCCCTAAAGTTAAACAGCAAGTTATTACATGCAATATGCCGGATTGGGCTTAATAAGGAGGAAACAGAATGATTAAACGAACAATCAACTTATTAATCACATTGGCGTTATATGAGTTAGGTACGTACCTAACGGAACAAGCAATCATCATACTAACAGCTAACGATGACGTAGACGCATTTAATGAATATGATCATATCGATTTAAACGATATACGTGCGGAGGTGAGTGGGTAATGGTGTGGTTGGTTATTATGCTTATCTTTGTATCGCTCTTACTCGTTGGTAGCATGATCGAGAACGCTAATTTGAAAGGTGATTTGAAAGCTAAAGGGTATGAGGTTGAATTGTTGCGTGACAGAATCAAGGAGCGTGAGTAAATGATTGAATTGATTGAGATGTATAGAACTAATAAATTAGAAATAGAAAGTTTAAAACTTAGAAAAGACATTTGCAACGATGAAATAGAGAATTGGGGAGCGGTTAGCGTTAACGATAAGGCTAGATTAGGTAAAAAACACGACTTTTTATCACGTATCAAGCAAACAGATAATGTGGTCGATGAAATCAACGTGATCAATGAGAGGTTGCAAACTTTAAAAACAAGACAGAAAAAGATTCTTGATGTTATTGATAAATTTGAGGGATTAGAACACAAGATACTGAAATTAAGGTTTATTGAAGGGTATAAGTTAGCAGACATTGCTGAGTCTCTAGGATACTCTGAACAGTACATTAAAAACAAACATTCTGAGCTGATGAAAAGAATAGAGTTTAAAACGTCACATAAAAGTAAGGTACTTTAACGTTATTTACGATATTGACGAATTACATTATATTAATAGTGTGCAGAAATGTACGACGATGATTCTTTCGGTTTTGTTGATTCCCATACTCCTTTATTGATATTAATTGAACGTTAAGGCGCCCGAGAGGCGTCTTTTGTGTGCTGATATGAGCTACATTGAATGTGGTTGATATGAGTGCATAACTCAAATAAAATACTCAAAACAAAATCATTAGGCGCTGCACGTTTGTGTGGTGCCTTTTTAAATATTATTAAGCAATTAGCGCGAGAGTGGTGATATATGAGATGGGCTACGAAGTTTATAAGATAACCAATAAAATAAACGGTAAATCTTATGTTGGTATTACAACACAAGGTATAAAAGAAAGATTCAAACAACACTGTCAAGCGAAAAGTTGTGTAGGAAATGCAATCAGAAAATATGGGAAAGAAAACTTTGAAATCAGCTTAATTGATGTGGCAAATGGACACAAAGAGTTGATGGAAAAAGAAATATACTGGATAGATTACTACAATACTTTTGGTAGTGGATATAACATGACTGTCGGTGGAGAGGGTGTTTCTTTAAACAAACGTATACAAGTACTACTCAATGAGCAACAGAAGAAATTTTTAAAGTATGTAGAGAAAGAAAACGAAAAAGAAATAGACGTTGAAGATGCTAGTTTTATGATTAAAACAGTATTATTAAATCTAATGTATACATTCCTAATTTCAGGCAATGAACGTGATAAAAGAAATAGCGCTAGAATGTTGAGTAAATTAAGACCTTATTTATTAGAAGAGGTATTAAGAACTAACGTTATTAAAAGGGAAGAAATATTGCGCTGGAATATTTAATATTTTTTAATTTGGAGGTGATTTGAAAAATGAATCCTAAACAACTAAAAGCAATAAATATGATGATTGAGGGACAAATGACGCAAAAACAGATTGCTGAAAAATTAAAAGTCACAGAACAAACCATCGTGGCATGGAAAAAGAAACAAGAGTTCAAAGATGAATTGTTTAATGCAGAACGTGAGATGTTGAAAGGTTTATCGGTAAAAGCTGTAAAAACGATGGAAAAATTATTAAACGCGAAAAGCGAATTGGTTAGATATAATGCTGCAAGTGATATTTTAGATCGAACAGGTCACAAACCTACAGATAAAGTTGAAGCAGAAATAATTACTCCAACATTTATAAATGATGTGCCTGCTAATGACTAAAAATAAATTAAGCATTGCACAGGTTATTGGTGGCGGATATAACGAGTTTTGGAATAACAAAAACTTTTATCGCGTTGTAAAAGGTAGTCGTGGTAGTAAAAAAAGCAAGACGACAGCATTAAACTTTATCTATCGTCTTATGAAGTACGAATGGTCTAATTTGCTTGTAGTGAGACGTTTCAGTAATACAAATAAACAATCGACATATACAGATTTAAAGTGGGCAACTAATCAATTAGGGGTTGCTCACTTATTTAAATTTAACGAGAGTTTGCCCGAAATAACTTACAAACCAACAGGGCAAAAGATATTATTTAGGGGATTAGATGACCCTTTAAAAATCACATCTATTACGGTTGATGTGGGTATTCTTTGTTGGGCGTGGTTTGAGGAAGCATACCAAATAGAAAATTTTGACAAGTTTAGTACAGTAGTAGAATCGATACGAGGAAGTTTAGATGAACCTGAATTTTTCAAACAAATTACAGTTACTTTTAACCCTTGGAGCGAAAGACACTGGTTAAAACCAACATTTTTCGATGAAGATACACGATTGAAAAACGTATATAGCAACACTACAACATTTAGAGTTAATGAATGGTTGGATAAAGTCGATGTAGATCGTTATGAAGATTTGTATCGAACTAATCCACGACGAGCGCGCATAGTGTGTGACGGTGAATGGGGAGTAGCTGAAGGTCTTGTATATGATAATTTCGTTGTTGAAGATTTCGATTGGTTTCAAATATACAAAAAGACTCAATTCAAAGTGCACGGTATTGACTATGGTTTTACGAATGATCCAACTGCATTAGTAAGTGCTGTTGTTGATTTGGATAACAAAATATTGTGGTTATATGACGAGCATTACGAAAAAGGCATGTTATCCGATGGCATTTACAAAATGATTGTCAAAAAAGATTTGGAAACGGCAGAGATAAAATCAGAAAACGACATGCGAATGATAGCAGAGTTAAAAAATAAAGGTGTAAAAAGGATAGTACCTGCAGTTAAAGGCCCACATTCTATTATGCCAGGCATTCAATACGTTCAAGGTTTCAAGATATATATACATCCTAGTTGTGTTCACACGATAGAGGAATTTAACACGTACACCTTTGAACAAGATAACGAGGGAAATTGGATAAACAAACCTATCGACAAGAACAACCATGCACTCGATGCGCTAAGATACGCGTTGTCTGATTTGATATTTAAATCTAAGAAAAATGACAAAAATACATTACGCAAGATTAAAAGTATGTTTTAAGGAGGCTATCAATGACTGTATATACAATCAATAACATTAATACAAAGTTTTCACCTCTTGCTAACGATGACTTTGTTGTCAGCGATTTAGTAGAATTATTAAAAGAGGAAAACCTCAGAAACTTCATAAGCAGACATCAAGTTGAACAAGTACCACGTTTAGAAATGCTAGAAGCCTATTACTTGAATAGAAATACTGACATTCTAGCTGGTGAACGTCGATTGCAAAAATATGGGGACAAGGCTGACCACAGAGCAGTACATAATTACGCGAAGTATGTGTCACGTTTCATCGTTGGCTATCTTACGGGTAACCCTATCACAACTACACATCAGGACAATCAAACGAACGACAAAATCATTGAGCTGAACGATTTGAATGACGCTGATGAGGTTAACAGTGATTTAGCGTTGAATTTGTCTATTTATGGACGCGCTTATGAGATTGTATATCGTGATTTTGAAGATAAAGACACATTCAAAGTGTTAGATCCTAAAAGCACTTTCATAGTATATGACCAAACGTTAGATAAAAAAGTTGTTGCAGGCGTGAGGTACTTTGAAAAGCAAGATAAGGACAAAGTGCCAGTTCAACATGTCGAAGTATATACGACAGATAAGATTTACTATATCGAAATTAAAGGTGGTACATATAACCGCGTGGAAGAAGTGGAACATTACTACAACGATGTACCTATCATTGAATACCTCAACGACCAATTTAAGCAAGGTGACTTTGAGAATGTTATTACTTTAATTGATTTGTACGATAGTGCGCAGTCTGATACAGCTAACTACATGACTGATTTAAACGATGCTATGCTTGCTATTATCGGTAATGTAGATTTAGACGGAGAAGATGCAAAAGCGTTTAGAGACGCGAATATGATTCATTTACAGCCCGGTACAAACGCGAATGGCTCAGAAGGTAAGGCAGAAGTTAAGTATGTTTATAAGCAGTATGATGTTGCTGGCGTTGAAGCGTATAAGAAGCGATTGCAAAACGACATTCACAAGTATACAAATACGCCTGATTTGAATGACGAACAGTTTAGTGGTGTTCAATCCGGAGAAGCTATGAAATACAAGCTATTCGGTCTTGAACAAGTCAGAGCGATTAAAGAGCGATTGTTTAAAAAAGGATTGATGAAGCGGTATAAGTTGTTATTGAACAATGTTAATTTGACGGGATTAAAGCAACATAATTACGCAGATCTAACAATTACGTTTACGCCTAACTTACCAAAGTCTATGATGGAATCTATCAATGCGTTTAACGCGCTTAGTGGTGGTGTATCTGAAAGCACACGTTTGAGTTTGTTAGACTTTATCGATAATCCTAAAGAAGAACTCGATAAGATGCACGAAGAAGAAGCGCAACGAGAGAAGCAAGCGGATAAGCGAGGATATGGTGAAGCTTTTGAAAATCATGCGAATGTAGATGATTCTAATGGCTGATTCACTCGATTACTGGTTAGAGCGTGCGCAAAATACTATAAACAGTGAATTGATAGAAGATGCAAAGGCAGCGGCTGAATTACAACGTATAGTCACATTGATGTATGCTGAGATTGCAAAGGAACTACTTGCATTTTACGCTAAATACGCGACCGCTGAAGGTCTTACGATTGCCGAAGCTAAGAAGATCGTTGATGAATTTGATGTCGTCGCTTTTCAGAACAAAGCTAAAGTGTTGGTTAAAAACAAGGACTTTAGCAAAGAAGCAAATAAGCAACTTAAAAAGTACAATACTAAGATGTATGTATCGCGCGAAAAGTTGTTAAAACAGAATCTTGATTTGTTAGTGACCGAAGCAAGCATCAAAGTAGAAAACCACATAGAAAAGTCGTTGGTTAAAGCTATTGATAGAGAAGTAGAGCGACAATCAGGCATTTTAGGTACTGACATCAATGTTACTGACAAGAAGATTAAGGCAGTTGTTAATAGTAACTTCAAAGGTGTTACATGGTCAGAACGCTTGTGGGACGATATGGATCTAGTGCGCAAGGAAGTCGAACGAGTTGCAACAAATGTTGTTAACAGAGGTCGACACCCGAACGAATACGTTGCTGACTTCAAAAAGAAAACAGGTGCTACAACACATGATGCTAAACGTTTACTTGTTACTGAATCAGCACGTGTGCAAACGGAAGCACAAAAGCTGTCATACCTTGAAACGCTCGGCGAAGATGGTGAATATGAATTTGTTGCGAAACGTGATGAAAAGACATCTAAAGTGTGTCGTCATCATGATAAGAAAGTATACAAAGTCAAGGACATGACACCAGGTGTTAACGCTCCTCCTATGCATCCACATTGTAGAAGTACGACGATACCACATATAGGTAACTGGCGTGATGATTTCTTTAAGAAGCGGAAGGGTAAGTATAAGTTAGACGAAGAGGAAACGACACAACTTTTAGCTAAAAAAGAAATGACGGATGCCATTGATAGTGGTAAAATAAAAGTTGAATTAAACCCTAATAAACAGAATAGACATCAGTTAGGTCATCAATTGTATGAAGATTATAAGAAAAAGAATTTACAAAAGGGTAAGGAAATACCTAGTTACACTATATTAGAAAATAAACAATTAGATTCGTTGTTATCACAAAAAATTGGGAAGGGTCGCTTATTAACTAAGCGTAACGGAGAATGGAAAAACAAGGAAGTCATTGATTTTGGTGAAATCATCGGAAATGACTATATGGATGGCGAATGGAAAGAAACGAAATTTGGAACTGTGCATTATTCAAAAACAGGAACGCACATCATACCAAACGGAAAGGAAGACAAATGATGAAGTTGTGGACTTATGTCGGCAAAAAGGTATCAATAGAATTTATTGACGGTCAGCGATTAACAGGAAAAGTTACGAACTATGATGACGAAATAGATAACGAAAGTGGAGAAGACTCTATTCACTTTGAATATGGCAATTCATTATATGATATCGATGAAAGCGAAATAAAATCAATTGAAATTTTAGATTAAGCACCTAACCGATAATAATGGTTGAGGTGCTATTTTTATACGCATTTTTAAGCTACTGTGCTGCAGTGGCTTTTTTTATTGCCCAAAACGTGCTCACGGCGTTAAAAGGTGCATGGATAGCAGTCGACAGACTTAAAATGGAGGTATATCTCATGGAAGAAAATAAACTTAAGTTTAATTTACAGTTCTTTTCGGAAGAGGAAGCGGACGACGAAGGTGCTAACAAAAATACTGAAAATGAAGAACAGAACAAAAAAGATGAAGTAACTTTCACAGCCGAGCAACAAAAGAAAGTCGATGAAATCATTGAACGTCGTGTGGCTCAAGAGAAGAAAAAAGCTGATGAGTATGCGAAAGAAAAGGCCGAAGAAGCTGCTAAATTAGCAAAAATGAACAAGGATCAAAAGGCCGAATATGAACGCGAAAAGCTAGAAGCAGAATTGAAGCAATTGCGCGCTGAAAAGGCTATGAATGAGATGCGTTCAGAAGCCCGTGTGATGTTCAAAAACAAGGAAATCGACGTAAGTGATGAGTTACTAGACATTGTTGTGTCTGATAGCGCTGAAACGACAAAAAACAACGTTGACAACCTTACAAAGATTCTTGATGAAATGGTTCAAAAGAAAGTGCAAGAAACATTACGACAAAATTCGCCTAAATCTTTCAGTAAGAGGGGATTAAGTCGAGATGAAATCCTTGCGATTAAAGACGATAGCGAACGACAAAGTGCTATCGCACAAAACATGCATTTATTCAACTAAAAATGGAGGTAAATATTTATGCCAGTAGAAAACAATTTAATTAATGTGGAAGCATTAGGAAAGGCGAAGTCTATCGATTTTGCTAATAAGTTAGGTGTGGGATTAACCAAATTATTTGAAGCTTTAGCGATTCAAAACAAAATCCCTATGAACGTCGGCTCAGCGCTTAAACAATATCGATTCAAAGTAGAAGATTCTGAAAAACCAAACGGAGATGTAGCAGAAGGTGACGTAATTCCGTTAACAAAAGTGACGCGTGAACAAGTTGATATTACTGAATTACAGTTTGCTAAATATCGTAAATCGACATCGGCAGAAGCAATTCAAGCGCACGGTTATGATTTAGCTATTAATCAAACTGACAACGAGATGATTAAGTATGTTCAGAAAAAATTCCGTGCTAAATTTTTCGGAACGCTAAAATCAGCAATTGAAAATGAAAAACGTACAAACAAAGCAAAGTTAAGCGCTAAAAACTTACAAGGTGCTTTATCTAAAGGACGTGCAAACTTGTCTGTGTTATTAGACGACGAGATTACACCTATCGCTTTCGTAAATCCAAATGATACTGCTGAGTATTTAGCAAACGGCTTTATTAACTCAACAGGTGCGCAATTCGGTGTGAACCTCTTAACACCTTATGTAGGCGTTAAGATTGTAGAGTTTGCAGACGTGCCACAAGGCGAAGTGTGGATGACAGTGGCTGAAAACTTAAACGTGGCATATGCTAATCCACGCGGTGAGTTAGCACGTGCATTTGCTTTTGCAACTGATGCGACTGGTTTTGTTGGTGTGTTACATGACATTCAACCACAACGTTTAACATCAGACACTATTTATGCGTCGGCTATTTCAATGTTCCCAGAAAACATCGACGCGGTTATTAAAGTGTCTATCAAAGCGGACGACGCGGTAAATTTACCCTCGTAAACCCCAAAACGTGGAAGTGACGCCTAATTCTAGGTCGATTAACATTTCTGCGGAATAGGGGCAATCAGAATAATTGGAGGTATCTAAAATGGTTAAAAAATTAAAATTATACACAAATGGCGAAGTTATTGATTCTAAAGAAGGTGAAGGACGTTTAACTGTGAGTGTTTCTGGTTTGGATCCTGCTACAACTTACCCAGAAGGGATTTATCAAGTTGCTTTTGAGGAAAATGGTAAAGAATCAGAAAAAGTTGATGTACCTGAATTTACTACAAACTCAATCTTAATCACGAGCATTAGCTTTGTGCCTGAAAGTAAAACTATTACCAATGGTACAAATGAACAATTAGAACCTAATATATCGCCATCCACAGCAACTGATAAATCGTTAAGTTATGCATCTAATGCACCTGAAACCGTATCTGTTGATGAAAACACAGGAGTGATTAATGCATTACAAACTGGTGAAGCGGTAATTACAGCGACGACAAAAGATGGTAGTAATAAAACAGCACAAATCACTATTACAGTTGAATAGTGGTGATTAAGATGAGTTACTTAGACGACGTTAAAAGTCGTATAGGATTGAATGATAGCGAGCAAGATAAACAGCTAAATTCTATCATCGACAATGTTGCTGCTGAATTGTTATCGAGATTGCCGGTAGACACAATTAGCATTCCTGACAGGTTACGATTTATAGTCGTTGAAGTTTCAACAAAACGGTACAATCGTATCGGTGCAGAAGGTATGTCTACAGATTCGCAAGACGGTCGTAGTAATAGTTTTGAGCGTAATGATTTTGAAGAATATCAAGGTATTATTGATGCTTTGTATCCTAAGCTTGATTCAAGTGAGCGAGGGAGCGTGAATTTCTATTGAGGTATTCAGAACGAGTCGACCTTGTCGTTGAAGAGCGAAGTAAATATAATCCTTTGACCAAAAAGAAAGAAGCCACTTACAAAACATATACAAAAATACCGTGTAATGTTAATAGATTGTCGAGAGAGCGTACTCAGCTCGAATTTGGCGAAATGGCTAAAGATGTATCGGTAGTGCGTTTGCCTAAACAATTAAAATTCGAACCAACACACGTCTTGTTAAAAGGCAGAAAATACAAAGTCATGGATATCCGTGTGTACGATCATAGCACTTCACTTTTTATAAGCGAGGTGCTTTTTTAATGCAATATAGAGGGTTTAAGGGTTTAATGAGTCACCTAGAAGAAATGTACGATGACATAGATGATGATGTTGATGAGATTCTAAAAAACAATGCTATTGAAGGTATTGGAATTGCAGTATCTAATGCTAAAAAAGTGATGAATAAGGGTTATTGGACTGGTAATCTAGCTAGGTCAATAGAAGTAAAAAAAGTGGGAGAACTACACTATCGTGTTATTTCTACCGCCCATTACAGCGGCTTCCTTGAATTTGGTACACGATACATGGAAGCGGCACCATTTATGTTTCCAACTTATCAAACATTGAAAAAATCAACGCTTGAAGATTTAAGACGGTTGTTGAATGGTTAGCGAGGTGTTACATGTTAAAATCCACAGCGCAACAAGCTTTGTTTGACTATATTTATTCTGCTTTAGAGGGATACGGATTTGATGTTATTGATTTTAAAGAATTGAACACTCAAATCTCATATCCCTTTTTTGTTGTTAGAAATGTAGATATAAACAAAACTAAGTACAATATGGATAATTTCGGCGGTGAATTAACCGCAACAATTGACTTTTGGACTTATGCAGACGATAGAGGACGACATGACAGTATTGTGTATTCGGTCGATACTGAGTTCTCTAATATCGATAGCGTAGAAGGTTATCAACTAATGATTGATGACATGGATATTAAGACATTAAATGATGTAGAAAATAGCGATAGGCAACTACTACACACAGTGTTTATCGCTAATTACAAATTATTTTAAATAGGAGGTCATAATGAATGGCTAAAAAAGACAGTAAAGACAGATTGTTTTTATTCCGAATTGCCGGTCAAAAAGTGGATGCTAAAAAGATGATGTTTTTAACTGAGTATAGTGTGTCACTTGAAGCGGATTCTGAAAATGAAGATACGATGGATGATTCTTATTCGACTGGTGGATCACTTGAAAATACCATCTCGGCTACAGCTAAAATGGACTATCGTGACAGTTTTGCTGATGAAGTTGAGGATGCTGTGCGTGACGGTATCATTTATGAAGCGTGGGAAATTGAAAGCAAAGTGGAAGGTAAGGGCGTAAACGCCGGTAAGTTCAAAGCGAAATATTATCAAGGTAAATTCAAGAAGTTTGAGTCTAAAGGAGAAGTCAAAGGCGTTGACGAATACGAAACAGAATTTAATGTTTTCGGTAAATATCAACGTGGATTTGCGACAATTCCTGAAACGATTAAAACGAAACTTGAACTCGCAGGATATCGATTCCACAACACGACTAAAGACGACCCTGCAACAGAAATTACGCAAAACATTCCACAACCTACAGTCGATACTGAGGATATGGAAGATTCAAGTGGCGACATGGTGTCAGGCGTTGCTAAACCAACGAATGTGCAAGCGGTACCTAACGCGAAATCAGTTAGCATCTCTGCGGAATAATTAACGGGCTTAATTGCCCGTTTTTTTGTACTTAAATTTAAATTATGGAGGCTTTTTAAATGGTTACAGTAAAAAATGGAAAACACGAATTAGAATTGAAGTTTGGATTAGGTCAATTAACATCTATCGATAAAGCATTAGGATTGAATGTTGAAAAGGTTAATCTAGGCGAGGGCTTATCAATGCTAATCCCTAAGTTAGAAAGCGGAAACATTATTGGCTTAGCTAAAATTGTTAATGCTGCAACGTTAGGGCAAAAAGGACGTCCGAAAACAGATGAAGAGCTTGAAGAAGTATTAATCAATGCGCGTGATGAATATGGTTCGTTCAAGAAGTTCGGTCAAGCTATCATTGATGTTTTGGGGGAGCGACCATTGACCCGCGACCTAGTACAGGATCACCTGAAAGACGAAGAAGCGGAGACAGTGACGGAAGAATAATAACATACAGCAGAATTGTAATCGCGTGCATGTCAGATTTAAAAATGACCAGTTTAAAACAAATCAATGAAATGACTTTGACTGAGTTTAACTATCGCATGTATGCATTACGATTTGATGTTTTGAAAGAAGAATATGAGCGTTACAAGTTAGCGTTTGCGATACGTGATGCAGCTGCAACAAAGAATGAAGGGACCGAAAAGGAACCGAAAGAAGTATACAGGTTCAAAAGTCCAAATGACATATTGGATTATGAGGTTAATTACAATCGATTGCTTGATGGTAAAGAGATTGTGTTTACAGATGAACTTGAAGAAGTGGAACCTGAAAATAACAATTTCTTCAAAGCCATAGCAGAGATTAACAACAGTATTAAATAGCGAGGAGGTGCAATGATTGTCTAACAAAGATTATACTGTTTCAGCGGATTTAAAAGCGAATACAGGTAAGTTTAAAAAAGCTATCAAAACGGCTATTCAAACGTTACAACGGTATGAAAAAACAATAGCTAGGATTAAAGATGTTGAATTGAAAGCTGATGACAAGCTAATTAAAGAAAAAGTTAAACAAGCGGAATTAGCTTTGGAAAGAATTGACGGCAAAAAAGCAAATGCCACAATAGACGCAAGCACAAAAATAGCTGAAACTAAACTAAAAAATTATGAAAAAGCCTTACAATTTTTAGATAATAAATCAGTTAAAACAGCTATCGATTTACAAGATAGACTTTTTGTATCCAAATTCAATAAAACAAAAGCTGAAATCAACAAATTAGACGGTAAAACAGTCAATACAGAATTAGAAGTTAAAAACAGTGTTGCTAATAACAAGATTAGACTATTTAAAGCATTGCTACGAAGCATACCGAATCGAAGAAAAGTTCGAGTCGATGTAGATGGAAAAGGTTCAAAAAATCCTTTTTCTAAAATGTTAGATTACCTCAACAAACAAAGTGATGAATTCGTAGCGCATATGGATCGTATCGCTAAATCAATCCGAACATTTGGAACTATTGGCGCTAATATGATTCAAGGCACGTTGCTGTCATCATTTAGTGCGTTGATTCCAATAATCGCAAGTTTAGTGCCTGCGATTATGGCGGTAGGTAATGCTTTAGCTGTCATCGGTGGCGGTGCTATCGGTTTAGCGGGTTCTTTTGCTATTGCAGGGGCTGGCGTAGTTGGATTTGGTGCGATGGCTACATCAGCTATTAAAATGCTAGAAGCCGGCACATTGCAAGCAAGTGCTGCAACTTATGCATACAAGCGTAGTCTTAAAGGTGTAACAAGCGAGTGGCAGAAAATCATTAGATTGAATGCTGATTCGATTTTTGGTGCTTTATCATCAGCTTTGAATGGTGTACAAACCACTTTAAAAAACTTAACTCCATTTTTAAAAGGTGTTTCAGAAGCTGTAAATTCTAGCGCGCAAAGTTTTAAGAAATGGGTGACATCATCTAGTACAGCTAAAAAAGCTTTTGAATCTATGAATACGTCAGGTGTTAAAGTCTTTTCAAGTTTATTGAGTGCAGCAGGCCGTTTTGGTGATGGGTTCGTTAATATACTAACGCAATTTACGCCACTTTTTGAGTTTGTAGCAAACGGATTGAATAACATGGGTGCATCATTCCAAAAATGGGCAAACAAAGTCTCAACTCAAAATGGTATTCAAAAATTTATCGATTATGTGAAAGTGAATTTACCGATTATAGGTAAAATTTTCGGTGATACATTTTTAGGTATCTTTAATCTATTCAAAGCTTTCGGCTCAAATTCACAATCTATATTTGAATCGCTAGCACAAATGGCTAGTAGATTTAGAACGTGGTCTGAACAAATTGCTCAATCAGATGGATTTAAAAAGTTTATTGATTATGTACAACAAAATGGCCCGACAATTATGAGCTTGATTGGCAACATCATAATGGTGTTGGTCAATTTTGGTACAGCAATGGCACCTATAGCGAGCGTTGTACTAAATGTTGTTACTGCGATAACCGGTTTTGTTGCAAAGTTATTTGAAACTCACCCTATCGTTGCTCAAATCATAGGCTTAGCCATCACTTTTGGCGGTGTCTTGATGACTTGGTATCCTGTTTTATCGGGTATTGTTGAGTTTTTAGGTCCTTTAATATCAAAATTAGGTTTCTTAAGAGCGGTATTACCATTAATAGGTAAAGCTTTTTCTTTATTAAGCGGTCCTATTGGTTTAGTAGCGAGGTTATTACCGTTACTAGGCGCTGCAATCGGGTTTTTAACTTCTCCAATCGGATTAGTTATCGGCGCAATTATCGCATTAATTGCGATTTTCGTTATTTTGTGGAACAAAAACGAGGCCTTTAGAAATTTCATCATCAATTTATGGAATTCAATTAAAGATTTCTTTATAAATCTGTGGACAACTTTAGCAACGATAGCATCTGTTTTATGGCAATTACTACTAACAACAATAGTGAAAATTATTATAAGTATACAAATGTGGTTAACAACAACATGGCAAAATATACTAACGTTTTTATCAACTTTATGGAATACGTTAATCGTGATTGCAACAACAATTTGGAATTTGCTTGTGACTGTTATTGTAACTGTTATCACTACGATACTAACCATTCAACAAGCGGTATGGAATGCGATTTTAAGCTTTTTACAAACGATATGGAACACCGTTGTTTCGGTAGCAACAACCGTTTGGAACACATTAGTAACTGTTATCACAACTGTTTTAAATGCTATAAATTCATTTGTAACTACAATTTGGAATGCTATATACAGTTTCTTCACTTCAATTTTAAGTAGAATCTCATCTACGGTAAGTCAAAAATTTAGTGAAGTTTATAGATGGATTTCAACAAAAATTCAACAAGCGTATAGCATTTTAAGCTCTATTTTATCGAATATGTGGTCGGTCGTTTCAAGTAAATTCAGTCAAATTGTGTCTACTGTAATTTCAAAAATGGTTGAATTTTACAATGCCATTAAACAAAAAGTACAGGATTCGCTTAATGCGGTAGTCAATTTTGTTGGTGAATTTATGGACGCCGGCAGGAATCTCATAATGGGATTAGTTAACGGAGTGAAAAATGCAGCAGGTGCCTTAATTGACGCGGTAACTGGCGCAGTTAGTGGTGCTATTGATAAAGCGAAATCTTTATTAGGTATCAAATCGCCTTCACGTGTCTTTAAGCAGATTGGTGTTTACACGATGCAAGGTTTAGGGATTGGTGTTGATCAAGAGGGACAAAATGCGGTTGGTAGCGTTGTAGACGTCGCTAGACAATTAACGAAAGCATTTAATCCAGTTTTAAGTTTGCCTAGCATATCTGACGCTACAAGCGGTTTGAATGGATTAGGTGGATTAAGTGCAAACCTCACAACACAAATCCAACACACACATTCGTTTGAAACTAGCCCTAGAATGAAAACGGTAAGAATTGAAATGAGATTAGACAATGATGCAATTTACGGCATTGTTAACGATAAACAGGCAGAAAAACATTCAATCTTTGAAATGTAGGAGGTATCATAAATGGACATTAAAATCACGAAACTAGATGGTACTTCCTACCATTTAGAAGATTATAAAATGATTGTTAAAGACGTAATTGTAGAAAGTATAGAAATGAAAGATGATTATCAAGATTACGAAGGCATGCACGGCAGGCATCTTGTAAGTAGTTTGTATCATTCACGTAAAATACATGTACCCGTGTTCTTTGTGGCTGATGACAATCTAGATTACGCAATACAACGTAATTTGCTGTATGAGCTAGTACAAGATGAAAAGCCGTTTTATATTCAAGAATTGCGTAGACACGACAAAGTAAACTATAAATTTAAAAACACTTTGGCAACTGATTATCAACAAGTAGATGATCATGGTATACCTATTTTTGACGATGATAATCTTCAAGTGAACGCTAAAAGGTATCTCGTTAAACTGTCTAATGTGTTGATACCAGAACAAAAAAACAACATCGGTAATGTATCACTAGAATTTGTTACGACACATTTGCCGTTTGCTGAATCAGTTGAAACAAGTTTAGATTTGCACAAGCAACTAATCAATGGCTTTTGGGCGTCTGATGATGACATCGATTTTGATGACACTGCAAAACAAACGTATATTTTTAATAATGTTAAAGCGGGTCAAGTTTACTATCACGGTACAGTCCCTAACAAGCAATTTAACATGTACAAAAAGGTCAGAATAACAATAGGTAAAGCGACAAACGATTTTCAGTGGTCACTTTCAGGAAGTGACTTAATGCGTGTGAGTGGCGTTGAATTTAAGTCTGGTGATGTTTTAGAATATGACGGTTTAAGAATCACTAAAAACGGTCGCTCGGTTGTTAATGAATCTAATATTGCGTTACCGGTTTTCTTGCCTGGCTTTAACGAATTTAGATTTAACCAAAATGTAAAAAAAGCCGAATTTGATATGCGATTTTATAGTAAGTAGGTAGATAAAGAGATGATTAAATTACGTAATATATTAGGCGAAGCATATTTTCTGCAAGTACCAACAGAACTCACAGAGCGTATAAGTGGTGAAAGTCAGTTGACATTTAGCTTTTCAGAAAACGAAAGTAACAGAGAAATTGTAAATACGATTTCTAAAAAATGGCAAGTCACTAATGTTGGTGGTCAAAATGATGACAAAATCTATACGGTTGCTTTAGTTTCTAAAGAATCAAACTCATTAACAACAAGGGTAACTGTGCATTGCAAAGAAAAACAAATTGACGATTTAAAAGCAAAACGCATATACGACAATTTGACTGGTAGCTTTACCGCTGAACGTTTCTTTTCAACTGTTTTTAAAGGGACGGGATATAAATACAAATTAGATGCTAAAGTTAAAGCATTAAAATTTGAAAATGCGGGCGATGGTGACACTGTACTTGAGACCTTTCAAAAAGGTCTAGAACGCTATAATCTTGAATTTAAATATGTTCCAAAGACAAAAACATTTATCTTAACTAAAAAGGTCTTTCAAAAAGCAGACTATTTTATCGAAAACGGTACTAACGCTTTGAATTTTAAGTTAGAAGAAGATTCTTCTGAGTTTTATACTTACATTCGTGGTTACGGCAACTTTGATGATAATGTGAAATTTCAAGAAGCATCAATGCAACTTATCTACCAACATCCATTAGCCGATGATATAGGTATTTATGAAGCGCCCGCAATTATTGACGGCAGAATTAAAGATGAAGAGCTTTTACGTAACAAGATGATTAATACTGTTGATAACTCATTAAAAACATCTTTGACATTAGACTTTATCACATTACAAGAAGAATATGCTGAAGCGGTTCCTGTCGTGGGTGACCTCGTACCTGTTAAAGATGATATTATCGATGTTTTTGACTTTGTTAGGATTGTGGAAGTACAAACTAAACGAGATATTAACAATAAGATTTATGAACAAAATGCCACGCTTGGAGATTATAAAAAGCGTGATAGATATAATTCAAAAGTCAGCAATAGCGTCAGTCTTGCTAACAGCATCGGTGGAAGTTCTACAGACATTAGAGAAGCTAAAGACAAGATAAAAGGGTTTGTGTCAGCAGCTAACAATGTGCTTGATATGGGTAACGCGTTAAGAGCTGATTCGAAAGGTATAAAGTCGGTAAATAAATTGTTGAATACTGTCTTTACACCTGACAAAGGCATAACCATCAGTAATGATGGTGGAAAGACGTTTGTCACTGCATTGGATGGCGATGGTGTAAATGTTGATGTTATACCGGTTGCGACGACAACAAAAAAAGGTTTAATGTCGAAAGATGACAAAATAAAATTAGATAATTTGAATGGTGTAGGCTCAAGTCGACTTGGGTCTATTTTTTATAAGGAAGTGAAGTAATAAATGGCTGAAATTACTAAGGCAAGGACGTTAACATACGATGGCGAAGAGGTTTATGCTAGATCGCACATTGATGTTGTTGACGGTTTAGATAAATCAAAGTTATTAACTGACGAGCAAAAACAAAAACTAGAAAACTTTAATGCGGATGCAATTGATGTTGCAACGCCATCGAAAAATGGTTTGATGTCCGCGCAAGACAAAACTAAACTGGACAGCTTAAAACAGTTCAACCCTGATACACTCACAAATGCGACTACTCAAAAAGCGGGCTTAATGTCGGCTGAAGATAAGCGTCGCCTTGATGAGTTGAAAACAAATTCAAACGCTTACGATAAAGGGTTATCAAATGCAACTGCATCCAGTTCAGTTATTGCAGCAAACATCAACAAATGGCCAAACGCAACTCAAACTGTAAATTTAAGTAAAAAAGTGAGCGAATGCCAAAATGGCATTGTGTTGGTATGGCGTTCTGACACTGAAGATGATAACTACCATTATCAATATGTACCTAAGTATCACGTGTCGGCTCATAGTACAACAAAAATTGTGCATCTAATCCCTACAAATTCCGCGAATGAATTTTGTACAAAAACAGTCATAGTAAAAGATAATGTCGTTACTGGTACGAATGACAACCATAATAGGACAACCAAAGCAAACAAAGTACGCTTACATGAAATTTTAGAATTTTAGGAGGTTTGGAAATGAAGTTAAAGTTATCTAATGTGTTTCGTGATTTTAAAAAAGATGTTGAAAGTAATTTTAAAGAAATTGATAAGTTACTAACTGAGTTACTCGACATTAAAAGCAAAACGAGTAATAAATATTTGGACAGTTTGATTGATACACTTTTTACTAAACGATATGATCAACTGCAAAAAGAAATCAGAGCAATTGTGTTGCCTGAAATGTCCCCTCTTGCAATTACAGAGGATTATGAAAAGAGTTTAAGTGATTTAAAAGGGGAGCGACATACATCACTCAAATCACGATTAGATGCAGATTTAAATCAAATTAAAAGTCAATCTCAAAAGACTGCTAATGATGATAGATTTATCGTGACTGAAAACGGTACAATCTTTGCTGATTTTGTTAAAAAGTCAAAGACAATCAAAAGCGTTAAAAAAATTGGGATTATTGGTGATTCTGTCGCAAAAGGTAGTAAATCAAATAAAAACTTTGGTAAATACCTGTCTGAAAAGTTAGGTGCTACTGTACAGAATGAAGCGGTAAGCGGTGCGACTATGTCAACAGTCAAGGCTAATTCCATTTATGAACAAGCTTCAAAAATCAGAAATAAGGATTTAGTTATCATTCAAGGTACTGATGACGATTGGTTATACAACGGCTCGTCAGGTGTTCAAATTGGAACAAGTAAAACAAATGAAAAAACGTTTTACGGTGCGTTTTGTAAAACAGTTGAATTGATTAAATCTAACAATCCTAAAGCTAAGATTCTTGTGATGACTGCAACGCGTCAATTGCCGGTTAATGGCACGACAATTAGACGTAAAGACACCGATAAGAATAGTCTAGGGCTTGATTTAGAAGCGTATGTAAATGCGCAAGTGCTTGCGTGTTCAGAACTTAATGTACCGGTTTTTGATGCGTATCACACAGACTTGTTAGACCCTTACAATCCGGCATTTCGTGTTAAAAACATGGTCGATGGATTGCACCCGAACGAATTAGGTCATGAAGTAATTACAAATGAATTGTTAAAGAATTACTACTACTTTTATGGATAAGAAAGAAGGTTAAATAATGGCAAATCAAGATTTATACTATGACATTACTAAACAAGGTACATCACAAGAAAAGCAACAATACTTAGTCACACGTGTGGGTGATGGTGGGCTTAAAACAGTAACGGTGACAGTGTGGTCAAATGGCACTCCTTACAATCTTCATGGACTTACACCTGTATTCGAGGGCGTTAAGCCAGATGGTGAAAAAATCATCGACACGCGCGGTGCTATCGTATTAGATCCTGTCAATGGTGTATTTCGATACACATTCCCACATCAAGCAAGCACAGCGGAAGGCGAATACAGACAAGCCTTTTTCAAATTAAAGCGTGGCGAGCAAACAGATTCGACACTTGAAGTCAAAATTACTGTACTTAAAAATATGGTTGAATTTGGGATTAATTCAGAATCATACTTTACCGAATACCAACAAAAAATTGCTGAATTAGAAGAAAAAATCAATACGTATTTAGAAGAATTGAAAACGAAGGCTGCAGGCACAGAAGCGCAAGTCGAAGCAAACGCAACCTTAGCAAAAGCTTTGAAACAGCAATTAGATTTGATTCAATCTATTGCTAATGAACGAGAGTTATTAACAAAAGGTGAATTTAACGAGGCGCTCAATGCTGTTAATAATAACGTTGATGCTATTAGTACAAAAATAGAAAGCCTCAAGCGTGAAACTACTGAAGAACTAGAGCGTATTAAAGACGAAGTGACAGGTGTTAAATCAGGTGTGCTTGATGACGTTGCTAATATTACAAAATCAGGTGTGTACTACTTTAACAGTACAACGCAAAACGTACCGACGCGTAATTCTAACAATGCAAATGGTTATATTGAAGCTGTAATGAAAGACGCGAACAACGGTATGCTTACGATGTTAGGTTCGGGTTATGCTATCGAAAAGTACAATGGCAAGTTACATGGTCGTTGGGTATCTTCAGTACCGGTTAAGTTGTGGTCAGGTAAGCTGACTAAAGGACAAACCGCTACATTGAACGGCAATTGTCATGATTTTGGTAAATTGATGGTTGAAGTAGCATATACAACTAATAGATTTGCGGTTGAGTGGGTAAATATTCCTAACAACGGTAGCACTATTTATATGAATAACATCGGAATGCGTAGTTCTGATGGCGGATATAAAAATGGTCATTTGGATGAAGTTGTAATCCAAATTAAAGATGATACGCACATCCTTTTAAAAGAGACTTTGAAAGCAACTGGAGATGAAAAAGCGGTCGATTCGGACGCGTATATTTCTGCTATCTACGGCATTTATTAAGATTGCTCGAAATCTATTAAGGCGGTGTTTGTTTGGATGAGATAAAGAAAATTAAACAAGAAATTGCTGATTTGACTGAACGTGTTGATAGTATAGAACAGACAGCAAACGAAGCGGCCTCACATGTTGTTAGTCTGCGAAAGGAATACAGGAATGGTCATCAAGAATTACAAGAATCACACAAAGAACTCAAAGACAAACAAGAAAAAGTTGTTAATGAAAACTTTGAACAAACTAAAATTTTGAATCGTATTGAAGAGCGCTATCAAACGCAAGTCGAAGTTGCTCAAAACAACGAAGGTAAGACGCTAGCTTTGAATAAGTGGCTCGTTGGTGCTATTTGGGCGTTGGTAACAATCGTTATGATTGTTGTTATTACAGCGTCTATCAATGCGTTAATCCCTTAAGGAGGTGTTTATATGAGTTGGGCTAATTGGCTAGCATGTTACTTATATGGACGCAAATGTAAATAATTTTTGTAAGTCGACACTTTATGTGTCGGCTTATTTTTTGAAAGTGAAGTGATGTCATGGCGCTGCCTAAAACGGGTAAACCAACGGCAAAACAGGTGGCTGATTGGGCGATAAGTTTAATTGGTAGTGGTGTTGATGTTGATGGTTATTACGGTCGCCAGTGTTGGGATTTACCGAACTATATTTTTAATCGTTATTGGGGTTTTAAGACACCAGGTAACGCGCGTGATATGGCGTGGTATCGCTATCCAGCGGGTTTTAAAATTTATAGAAAAACATCTAGCTTTATTCCTAAACCAGGTGACATAGCTATATGGACAGGTGGTAACTACAATTGGAACACTTGGGGTCACACGGGTATTGTTGTCGGCCCATCAACCAAAGACTATTTTTATAGTGTAGATCAGAACTGGAATAACGCTAACTCATACGTTGGTAGTCCTGCAGCAAAGATAAAGCATAGTTATTTTGGTGTAACTCATTTTGTTAGACCTGCATACAAATCGGAACCTAAGCCTACACCTATACCACCAGAAAATAAGCCTATACCGAAAGACCCTGAGCCGACAAAGAAACCCGAATCAAACAAACCAATATATAAAGTAGTGACAAAAATCTTGTTTACTACTGCGCGTATAGAGCTAGTAAAAGCAAATCGCTTTGTACACTACATCACCAAATCAGATAACCACAATAATAAACCTAATAAAATTGTTATCAAAAACGCAAACACAGCATTGTCTACAAATGACATTTACAAGTATCGAGAAGATTTAAATGAAGATGAAATTCCTCACTTTTTCGTCGATAGATTGAATGTGTGGGCGTGTAGACCTATTGAGGAAAGCGTACAAGGTTATAACAATGCAATAGTTTTATCCATTACAGAAGCTAGAACTGCAGTGAGTGATAATTTTAAGATGAACGAAATCGAATGCTTATCACTAGCTAAGCTATTATTAGAGACTAACGGTAAAAAGATGAACACAAGCTCTATTGTTATCGATAAAAGCTCTTGGAGAACGTTCAAATTGCACACTGGTAAAGATTCTTTGAAGTCTAGTAGTTTTACTTCTAAAGACTATCAAAAGGCCGTCAACGAGCTAATTAAGCTATTTAACGACAAAGATAAGTTATTGAACAATAAACCAAAAGACGTCGTAGAAAAAATAAGGATTAGAACAGTTGTTAAAGAAAATACAAAATTTGTGCCTAGTGAGTTAAAACCTAGCAATAACATTAAGGACAAGCAAGACAGTAAAATTGATAGAATCATTAGCAATTACAGCTTAAAACAAGCTTTAGATATTCAATTTAGACTTAATCCGAAGCCCCAAACTTCAAATGGTGTAACTTGGTATACAGCTAGTTTAAATCAAACTAGGGCAGCGATGGACACTAACAAAATCTTTAACAACAACGTACAAGTTTATCAGTTTTTGAAGCTGAATCAATATCAAGGAATTTCAGTTGATAAGTTAAACAAGTTGCTTGTAGGTAAAGGGACTTTACAGAATCAAGGTCAAGCGTTTGCTGATGGTTGTAAAAAGTACGGCGTTAATGAAATCTATCTGATTGCACACGCATTTTTAGAAAGTGCTAATGGTACATCATTCTTTGCGAGTGGTAGAACCGGTGTATATAACTATTTCGGCATAGGTGCTTTTGACAACAATACAAATAACGCAATGGAATTCGCACGCAGTCATGGCTGGACATCACCTGCTAAAGCGATTATTGGTGGTGCCGAATTTGTTGGAAAAGGATATTTTGACGTCGGTCAAAACACTTTATATCGTATGCGTTGGAATCCAAAAAACCCAGGTACACATCAATATGCGACCGATATTAGTTGGGCGAAAGTTCAAGCAAAAATGATTAGTGCGATGTACAAAGAAATTGGATTGTCTGGCGAATATTTTATATATGATCAATACAAAAAATAAAATTATGGAGGTACTTATATGATTAATTGGAAAGTTAGAATAAAGCAAAAAACATTTTGGGTGGCGATGTTATCAGCCATCTTTTTATTTGCACAAAGTATCGCTAAAGTTTTGGGATACGACATTCAAGTTTATACAGAACAACTGACAGACGCGTTAAACAGTATTCTAGGGATTCTAGTTTTAATGGGTGTTATTCAAGACCCGACGACACAAGGAGTTAGCGACAGTCATCAAGCACTTAATTATGAAGAACCTAGACAAAAATATTGAGAGGTGAATGACATGAAAACATATAGTGAAGCAATAAGTCGTTTACGTTGGTATGAAGGTAGATACATTGACTTTGATGGTTATTGGGCATACCAGTGCATGGATTTAGCTGTTGATTACATTTATTGGCTGTTAGGCATTCGCATGTGGGGTAACGCTAAAGATGCGATTAACAACGACTTTAAAAATATGGCTACAGTCTATGAAAATACACCTTCATTCGTCCCACAAGTAGGCGACGTAGCGGTATTTAGAAGCGGAATTTATAAGCAATACGGTCACATTGGCATCGTATACAACAGTGGTAATACAAATCAATTTTTGATTTTAGAACAGAATTTCGATGGCAACGCAAATACGCCTGCAAAGTTAAGATGGGATAATTATTATGGTTGTACGCATTTTATACGCCCTCATTACAAAAGAGAGAATACCACTTCTAAAATCGCTAATAAAATCAGTCCACCATCACATAAAGCGGCTGGAAATGCAGCTAGTAAGATTGTCAGTGGAAGTAGAGCGCCTTATAACCTCAAATGGTCAAAAGGTGCTTATTTTAATGCGAAAGTGGATGGCCTAGGTGCTACATCAGCAACTCGTTACGGTGATAACCGTGCTAATTATCAATTTAATGTAGGACAAGCCGAATACGTACCAGGCACATTAATTTATGTATTCGAGATTATCGACGGTTGGTGTCGTATCTATTGGAATAATCATAACGAATGGATCTGGCATGAAAGACTGATTGTTAAAGAAGTATTCTGATAACAAAAGTAAAATATGATATACTATGTATATCCACGACATGATTAGAGGGTAGCCGTAATGGTTACCCTCTTTTTTTATGTTATAATATTGATAAACGATCTACTCTATAATTTACTCAGTTATAGCGTGAGGAGCTAACTGTTGCGATGGTTGCCTATTTACTCACCACACCCTCACGGTGTGGTATTTTTTATGGAAACACCCCGCCTGCAATAGGTGGGGTGATACCGTTTTTGATACCGTTAATATTTAAATCTCACAAATTTGAAAAATCGAAAATGGCTAAATCTCTTTTTTACAGCTTTTTAACAGTGTTTCACTTCAAAAAATCAACTTTAAGATTACCCATGCAGGACATGGCGTTTACAAAAGTCGCACAACAAGCAATAACTGAACGTCGAAGTGATGTATAG